GTCCTCTTCGTCGCCGGCACCGTCTGGTCAGACGGCGTCGCCCGGGGCTGACCATGCCAGCCCTCAAGTCGTGCAGCCAGCAGGTGCTGGCGACACTTCCTTCGACTTCATGTCGCTCTTCGATGACTCGCCAATGCCCGGAGCTACGACGCCCCCAACGGCGCCGGTTCCTGGGGCACCCGTGGCGCAGCCAGCCGCTGCTCCCGTGGTTCCCCCGGCCCCGACTCCTACGGCGGCCGCGCAGCCTACCGAGGCCCCGAGTCAGACACAAGCTGCACCGGCTCCCCAGCCGTCGGTAGCGCAAGCCTTCGATGTGTCTGACCCGATGTCGGTGGCCTCTGGCCTCCGACAAATGCAGGACCAGGCGATCCAGCACATCGCGGGCTCAATGTTCGCATTGACGCCGCAAGATATCGAAGGTCTCGAGACGGACGCGGCGGGGACGATTCCCCGTCTTCTAGCTAAGGTCTTCGTTGTGGCTCAGGAACAGTACCTCCAGCAAATGGCTCGGATGGTGCCGTCGATGATCCAGAAGCATACGCAGCTCACCGCTGCTCAGAATCAGGCACGGGATAGCTTCTTCAAGGCGTTTCCGGGCCTCGACGAAACGAAGCACGGTGATCTCATCAAGCGTGTTGCGACGGCGTATCGCCAGGCAAATCCATCGGCTCCTCTGGATCAGGTGATTCAGGAAGTCGGCGCGATGGTCATGCACATGGCGAAGGTGACTCCGGTTCCGGCGGTCCCTGCGCCCACGAAGCCCAACGGTGCGGCCCGCACAGTTCAACAGGCGTTCGTCCCCGCTGCCGGGGGCGTAGCGTCAGTCCAAACCACACCAGAGGCCGGGATGTATGACTTCCTCGGCGCTCAACAGTAACGGAGACTATCATGTCTGGTATTGCTGGCCTCCGCGGTTCGGGTGATTGGGGCACCGACGAGCGTCCCAAGAACTTCCGCGAAGGCATTCTGCGGTTCAATCCGCGTGGTACGGCGCCCATCTTCGCCCTCACGGCCAAAGCTGGCGAGCGTACCGTCGACGACCCCGAGTATGCTTGGTGGTCCGAAGGCAACGTGCTGACCCGTCTTCAGGTCAACGGTGCCCTCGGTTCGACCGACACCCTCATCACCGTCGACTCGGTCGATCCGACGATTACGACGCTCGGCGCGAACCTCGGCACGGCGACGAACCTGAAGCCCGGCGACATTCTGCTTTGCGAGCCCGCAACCGACAACGCCACGTTTAACCAGGAACTCATCGAGGTCGACTCCGTCATCTCGGATACGCAGTTCGTGGCACGCCGTGGCGCCGGTGGCACTTCGGCCGCTTCGATCTCGAATGACATCTGGCTCACTGTCATCGGCTCGGCATACGCGGAAGGTACGGGCGTTCCTCGCGCCGTGAGTCGGAACCCGATCAAGAACAACAACTATATCCAAATCTTCAAGGATACCTACGAGTTGACCGGGACCGCCGACCATACCAACACCCGCACCAACAACGGCTACCAGGAGGACAAGAAGCGGAAGTCCTTCAAGCACGCCTCCGACATCGAGTGGTCGATCATGTTCGGCCGCAAGGCGGAGACCACGGGCGACAACGGGAAGCCGAAGCGGTTCATGGGCGGTCTGCGGGAGTTCATCCCGTCGGCCAACGTGACGGTGTTCGGTGCGCCGGTTACGCCGAGTTCGTTTCTCGATGCGCTGGCCCCGGTGTTCGACTTCGACACTGGCGCGGGCGATACGCGGATCGGGTTCGCCGGCAATCAGGCTCTCATCGAGCTCTCGAAGATCTTTGCCAACGAGGTCGTGTACCAGGTTCAGGGCACGGTCAAGAACTACGGCATGGACTTCACCGAGTTCCGCCTCCCGAACGGCACGCTCATGCTCAAGTCGCACCCTCAGCTCTCGCGACATGGGCTCTACAAGAAGTCGTGTTTCGTTCTCGACTTCGACGCCATCAAGTACGTGAAGCAGACGGGACGCCCAAATGGCACCCCGAAGGACGACGTCCAGAACAAGGACGAAGACGTCCGTCGTGGGTTCATCCAGTCCGATGCCGGATTGGAGTGCGACTACGGCGGCCTCACCTGCGCGTACCTCGGCGCGATCTCCGCAACCTAACGACTGACGGACGTTAGGTCCGAGAAAGGAAAACGCAGATGTCTCGTATGAATATGGAAGACCAGAGGATCGACGGTGCGGTCCTCAATTCCAACATCAAGGGTGGCGCGGAGTCTATCGCCATCAGTGGTGCCCTGACGATCGGCGCGAAGCCGCCGTTCATCGTGAAGATCGACCCGACGGGGGCTCAGAACATTACCTGTCCTACGAAGGGGTCGAAGTTCCTGTTCATCATCATCCATGGGTCGACGAACAACGCCGACCTAACGATCAAGGACTCGGCGGCGACGACGCTTGGCGTGTTGTCGCAGAGCGAGATCGGCATGGTCGTTGACGACGGTGTTGCTACGTTCTTCGGGGTCTGGAAGCAGACCTAACCTTGGTGTCGCATGACACTAAAACGTCGCCTCGGGGTGGACGGTCGGACACACTTTGTCCACCCCGTAGTTCTTAACCCAGTAGAGGAGGGCGGAATGCGCCTTTCACGTACTACTTCGATGCCCGATAACGGACAACTCCGGTTCGGTTACGGGACGATTGCCGCCGCGGGCTCGACCCAGGCGGGAGCCACGCAGATCGTGAACCAGATCACGTATGTCACGGCGGCCGATGGAACGAAGGGTGTTGCCCTCCCGTCGATGGTCAAGGGTATGACCGTAATGGTGCTCAACGGTTCGGCGACCGCAGCGCTTAAGGTCTACCCGTTTGTGGGTGATTCGGCAGTGATCAACGCGTTGTCGGCCGATGCGGCGTACACGGTTCCGCCGGGAACGTGTACCCACTTCATTGGTTCGTCGAAGACCCAAATCTATGTCAACGACTCTCTGAACGCTGGTGTTACGGCTGGTACGGTGACGGCTTCGAAAGCTGTTGTCGTCGACTCGAACAAAGACATCGGCACGTTCCGATATGTTCGTGGGACGAACTTCATCACGCAGCGTGGTGCAGCGGTCTCGGATTCGACGGCCGGTGCCATCACGATCACGGCGGCGATGATCCTCGCCGGCAAGCTCGTTCGCGATCCTAACGGCTCGGCTCGAACCGACACGTTTGATACGGGGGCGAACCTCGTTGCGGCGCTGCCGGGTGCAGCGGTTGGCGACGAGCTGCGGCTCAAGATCATGAACAACGCCGACGCTGCGGAGACGCTTACGCTGGCGGTTCCGGCCTCGGGTTCGTTCGCGGCGACGCAGAAGACGCACACGATCGTGCAGAATGCAAGTCTCGAAGTCATCATTCGCATCACCAACGTCACGGCTTCGTCCGAGGCGTATGTCGTTCACGACTAACGCGACTTGGGGCAGTTAAGTTCGGTTTGACTGCCCCATTCGCCCGAGGAGGGTGCAATGGACTTCCCGCGTATCGTCGCGTTTAATCCGACGGTTGACACCAATATCTATGCAAACGGCGACGTCTTGTTCGACACCGCCGTTATCTCGAACTTAGCGTTCGACAAAAACCGTGCCTTCGTCATCGACTCGGTCATGGCGATGGAGAAGTCCGATAATCCCGGCCTGATCCTCGATCTGTACTTCCTCGATGCTAACGTGGCGATGGGGACGTTCAACGGGGCACCGAGTATTTCGGACGCCAACGCGCTGAATATTCTGGGCGTCGCTTCGTTTGCGGCGGCGGACTGGAAAGACCTCGGAGGCGTCAAGGTTGCTCTCAAGAACAACCTGGGTATCGTCGTCAAGCCGGCGACCGATACTTCCGACGTCTACGCTGCTGCGGTGTTGGGAGCCGTGACGCCGACGTTTGGTGCGGCGTCGGACTTCTACCTGCGTATCGGCTGCAAGAGGTGGTAAGATGACCCGAACGGAGGCCGTTGCCCGCATTCTCCGTGACATCGGCTTCCGTCCAGCCGGGTCTTCGCTCGACGATCAGATCGTCTCGTGTCTGCAAGAGGCGCAAGATGACCTCGAACGGGGTAAGACGCTTCCGCCCTTTCTACTGGTGGAAGATCAGACACTTGCTCTTGCTTCGGGCACTCACACGGTCGCCATTCCTACGGGTTTTATACGCGAATCTGATGAGACTCGGATTCGGTTCTTTCCGCCGAACTCATCAGTGCCGGTGTTCTTGGAGCGCAAGCTCTATATCGACGCCGTTATGGCAAATCTTCATGCCTCTACTGATAGCGACGCCACAGTGGAGCCCGTTGCTCCTGCGGTGTATGTCTTGCGGAAGAGTACGATTGATTTCATTACCACGGCGGACCAGAATTACACGCTTTATTGGGACTATTATAAAGAGGCTGACGTCTTGTCGTCTGGGAGCACGGAGAACGCCTGGCTCGCTGACAAATCAGGGCGAATGTGGCTCGTTGGCGAAGCTGGACTGAGGATCGCCTCGTCGCTTCGGGACGTAAACGCCCTGGCGGTGTTTCAGAAGCTCCGCGATGCAGGCCGTGCGGCGACGTTTGGCGAGCAGATTGCGGCTGAGACGGCGAGTGGGCCGTTTAGGATGGGAGCGAACCTCTAATGGGCCTCGAATCCGCAACGTATATCGACGATCTCGACCCAGCTAATCCGATTTCGAGCGACAAACGGAAGCAGGGCGACGATCATCTGCGTCTTATCAAAGACGTGTTGCAGAATACGTTCCCAACGACGCCGAGGGCGTTCTTCTTCCCGTCGACGAGCGTACAGACGGTTGATTTCGCCGTTTCGTGGGACGATCAGCATCGAACGTTTCTTATTGATACGTCGGGTGGCGAGGTCACTGTAACCTTGACGTCGGCGGATTTCGCCGCATCGGACGCCGGCTGGGAAGCCACGTTTATCAAGACCACGACTGACACGAATGCGTACTTCTTCGTCATAGATAGTGGGACGTTTTCGTCGGGCGAGATCGCCGGACTAACGAAAGCCCGTCGCTGCGTGCCCGGACATCCGACGAAGGTTCGTTGGACAGGCTCGGCATTCATGGTCGAGCGTATTATCAATAGTCCCATCGGAACGATCCTTGATTGTCCTGTTTCGTCGCTCCCGGTTGGATATGAGTGGGCCAATGGACAGACACTTACCAGTGCGTCGTCGAAGTACCCGGAGTATTTTGCTGCTAACGGCAGCTCTGGTGTTGTTCCTGATCGCCGAGGTAGGTTGGTTGCTGGTCGGGACGATATGGGTGGTTCCGCGGCAAATCGAATCACTAACGCGGGGTCCGGGATTACTGGAACGACACTTGGAGCGACAGGCGGTGCCGAGACCGTAGTGGTGTTGCAGGCGAACCTCCCAAATGTCAGCTTTACGGTTGATATTCCGTCGGGTCAGGGGTCACATACCCACACAGGTACTTCGCCTATTGGCCTCAACGGTGGGCTTGGTGGGAGTACTCCAGGCAATGCCTCGGGTTCTGGCACGAATACCCTTACAATCAACAGCGCTACGCTGCCGTCGATGTCTGGAACCGCGGCATCGGGTGGCTCGGACACGGCGCTCAACAAGATGCCTCCAACACAGATCACGAACATGATTGTGGTGGTCGAGTGAGTCGTTCTAACGTCGATGACGCCCTAATATCAGGTTCGCGTCAGTATTCGACGCGATATTCGACCCTTCAGGTCGCGACTACTGGCGACTATATTATTGATCCGTCTTCGCCAATTAAACTCTTTATCGACGGCGGTGCGGTGGTCCGAACGGTGCGTCTACCTGACGTGACGCCTGATGGCGGACAGGAATATTGGATTTATAACGACGGATCGGCAGGTCTCGAGATCCTTGATGCCTTGGGTCAGACGATTTTCACGCTCGGAACGGGAAACACCGCCATAATGTCGTCGACGGCTGAAGGAACGTGGAAGTTCTTTCAGTCACAACCGCCGACGAGCACTCTTACGGGACCGCTGTCGAGTATCGACGATGATATTGTTCTCTTCGATGGTACGAGCGGACAGGTTATTAAGGATTCGGGCGTTAAGATCAGCGATTTGGCGGGTGGTGGCGGCACCGGCTCGGCCGTAGCCACGGCTCTTCCACCGAATTACGTCGAGGGGTCCACCGACCCTCTGTCGATGGACCTGACAGGACATCTTCGTGTTCTCGATATAGGAGTGGAGACGGTACTCGAAAACAACGCCATTATACTTGGCCAGACGACGATGGCTAATTCGGTACCCGTGACGCTCGCAACGGATCAGACTCCGTTGCCGATCACGACGTCGCATGAGACGCTCGTTAATCTCGGCTTCCAACAGCTAACGGGCATCGGTTCTGCCACCGCATTGACCGTGCCGGGTGGAGCTACTCTGGCTATCTTTACCGTCGAGGCATCGAATGTGCGCTGGCGAGACGATGGGACCGATCCGACGGCAACTGTTGGAATGTTGTTGGTCAATGGTCAGTCGCTGATCTATAACGGGGAGCTATCTGCGGTTAAGTTTATCGACGCGACTTCGGGTGCGAAGATTGGTGTGAGCTACTACCGATGAGCATCTCAACCGTAGCACCCCCGACCTACGTTGAAGGCGCAGCCGAGCCGCTTTCGACGGATCTTAGTGGCAATCTTCGTGTTCTCGACACGACCGTTCAGTCGGCGATAGAGAATCACATAGTTGTCCTTGGTCAGACGACCATGGATAACTCGGTGCCAGTTACCATCGCATCGGATGAGACGCCGATCCCGATTACGCGGGCGAATGAGACGTTTATCAATCGAGGGTTCCAGGCTATACCTGACCTCTCCGTCGCGGTTGGCCTGTCGGTGCCTTCTGGATCGACCCTAGTGATCCTCAGTATTGAGACGTCGAGTATTCGATGGCGCGACGACGGAGTCGATCCCACGGCAATCGTTGGGATGCTATTGCTTCCAGGTCAGACGTTCATCTATAACGGCGACCTCTCCGCCATCAAGTTCATCGACGTAACGTCGGGAGCCGCGATAGTGGCTAACTTCTATCAATAGGAGAATCCGGTGGCAGTCTTCAATAAGTTCAATATCTTCGTCGCCGATGTGAACAACGGCGTTCACAACCTCGGGTCGAACGCGCTGAAACTGGCATTGTCGAATACGTTGCCGGTGGCGTCGAACACGTTGTTCGCGAATATCACGGAGATCGGCGCTGGGAATGGCTACAGCGCAGGCGGCGCCGCGATCACGATTACGTCGAGCGCTCAGGTCGCGGGCGTCTACCGGCTTATCGGCAACAACGTCGTGTTTACGGCGTCGGGTGGCACGATTGGACCGTTTCGGTATCTGATCCTCTACAACTCCACGCCGGTCTCGCCGCTGAAGCCACTGATCGGGTGGTACGACTACGGATCGGCAGTCACACTCAATAGCGGTGACGCATTCACCCACGCCTTCGACGGAACAAACGGCATCCTCTCGGATACCTAAGTATGCCTAGGAAAGTTAAAATCCGATTTAATCCTCCGGTTATCCCGTATGTCCATACGGGATACGCCGTGACGTTTAGTCGTGCGTACCGTATGGACGCTGAGACTGGGAGCTTCGTTCATACGTTCAACGATGCTGCCGAGGACGATATTCGGGCACCTGTGCTCAATGTGGAAGCGGGTGTTTTCGTCCATACCTTTAACGATTCGTCGTATAACATTTCGTATCAATTCGATGTAGAGACGGGAGACTTCGTTCATACCTTTAACGATGCTACGAACGATCTACAGTTATCGCAGGCGTTTACTATGCAGGCCGAATGCGGCTTCTTTAACCACACGTTTAACGATGCTGAGTTGACGCAGAGCGCGGCTTCTTACACTCTGGATGCTGAGACCGGAGTATTCACGCATACTGGTTGGGGCTCCGTTGATACGTTTGTGTCTGGCAAAGGCTTCCTTATCTCGGCGAGGCACTAATGCAAATTCTAAGCGGCGTATCATTTGTAAGTATAACGGGCGATGTGGTCGGATCGGGCATCGGTGAGGTCCCGACGACCATTGCCAACGCCGCTGTGACATATGCGAAGATGCAGGATATCTCGGCGGCGAGTAGGTTACTCGGGCGCGGTTCGGCCGCTGGCGCTGGCGACGTAGAGGAGATTGCACTTGGTGCCGGGCTTTCCATGTCCGGTACGACGTTAGATGCGGCTCCCAAGACTGTCACTGGAACGCTATTCTTGTGCTTCGATGGTGGTTCGTCGGCGATTGCAGCGAACTCGAAACGTGATCTCCGTGTACCATTCGCCGGAACGATCACCAAAGCCACGCTTATGTCCGACGCTTCAACAACGAGCGTCGTTAACGTCTGGGTCGATACGTTTGCGAATTATCCGCCCACCGTCGCCGATAAGATCACGGCGAGTGCGCCTCCGACACTCACGGCCACGGATCATGTCGAGGACTCAACCCTGACTGGATGGACGACGGCGTTCGCTGCTGGCTCGACGTTTCGAGCCAATGTCGACTCAAATAACAATGCCAAGGAGCTGGTTCTCCAGCTCGACTATACGAGGACGCTCTAATGGCGCTCATAGTATTTGAAGGGTTCGACGCCTGGGCAGCGGGCACTTTTACCACGCAGACTACTGGACAGGTCGGCGTCAATGGGCTCGGTGCGTGGTCAGGAAGCGCCGGGTCACTTCCGGCTGGAACACTTGGCGGTAAGAAGGTCAACTGTGGTAACACGGCAAACTTCTTCTACAATGCTGGTGCGTCGTTTTCGGCCATCGTTATGGGATTTCGTTTCAGTACGACTACCCTTGCGACGACGCAATCCGTAATGCAGTTCTACGATAGCGCTGGAGCAGTCCAGTGTACGCTAGGCTTTAGTGCTACGCAAAAGTTGGTTCTATTCCGAGGCGCTGCCGGTGGCACGGTACTCGGAACGGGCTCAGTTACTATCGTCAGTGGCTCCGATTATTATATCGAGTGTAAGATTGAGTTCTCTAACTCGGCTGTTGCTGAGGTTCGGGTCAACGGTGTTGCAGATATTACACTTTCGGGTGTTGACACGACGAATACGGCTAACAACAACGTCCAGACAGTTGGAAATCCAGGCACCGCTGGTGGTTCGACTGTTACTTATGACGATTGGTATATGTTGGATACTACGGGGTCGGCACCGTATAACGACTACCTTGGTATTGTTCGGGTCGAGACATTATTTCCGACATCGAATAACTCAGTTCAGTGGACGCCAAATGCTTCGACGAACGTCTCTCGCGTTCAGGAGACGGCGATGGATACTGACACAACGTATAACTCCGACTCGACCGTTGGACATATTGACACGTTTAATCATGGATCTCTGTCTAGCACGCCTGCCACGATATTCTCTGTCAAGGTAACGTCGGAGGCGCGTAAAGACGACGTGGTGAACCGAACGTACCGGAATAAGATAATTTCGAACGTCACGACGAGCAATGGAGCCACGTATATTCTGCCCACGGTCTATCGAATGATCGAGGATTACTTCAACAACGATCCGGATACGGCTGCGGCGTGGGCGAGCGCCGCCGCAGTTAACGGGACGAAGATAGGCTACGAACTGGTGTCGTAATGGCTGCACCTACCTTTGTTAACCAAGGTGCGTTAGTTGCAGTCGCTTCGGCGGCTACGCTAACGCCTGGCTTGCCTGCAAGCCGGGTTAACAACAACATTATGATCTCGGTTTGCTTGGTTGCCGCAACGGGTAAGACCGTTACGACGGCAACAGCAGGCTGGACCATTGGGGACTCAATCAATAGTGGTAACGTCTCGGGAGCGTGGGCGTGGCGCCTCGTGGATGGAACTGAAGCGGCTCCAGTCTGGACATGGACTGGTAATGCTAAATGTGCGGCGTATATTCTCCAATATACTGGCAATGCTACAGTTTCACCGATTAACACTAGCAATAAAGCGTCGGGAAATTCTTCGACGACTGAGACTGTTGCGGCATTAACGACTTCAGCAGATCAGTGTGTGATTATTGATTGCCTCTCGGCAGATTCGGCGCAGAACCCACCAGTTCCTTCTGACTATACGAGCCGTGTGCTTAATAATAATTCGAACATTTCGGTTCGTGTCGCGGACGGTACGGCGTTGGGAGCTGGTACAACGACTGCTGTTTCGATTACGATCTCAAGTGCGAACTGGACTTCATTCGGCATTGCCGTGTTGGGTTCGGGTTCGGGAGCCAATAGTGAGCGGGCGACGCAAGTTGTCCAGCAGGCGTTGGAGAGCTATACGAACGCGACCAACGCTCGGGCTACTCAGGTTGTTCAACAGGCACTTGAGAGTTATACTAATCCGACTAGTGCTCGAGCTACGCAAATTGTCATTCAGGTGTTACGAAGCGTGGTCGACGCTAGTGGTGGTGCGTCGTATAGTCAGATAATCGAGTGAGGGCGAAATGAGATACGGAATGAAGTGGCCAGAATACGCTCGTCAGTGGGACGCGATGAAAGTCGTCACCGGGAAAGAAGCGACGATTCGGCACGTAGCTGAGGTGGCGATGGCCCACAAGAGGGATTATGCTGCGATCGAGGCTCAGACGGGCGTGCCGTGGCCAATGATCGCGGCGATCCATCGTCGTGAAAGCGACGCCAATTTTAACACATATCTCGGCAACGGTGAGCCGCTCGACCGCAAGACGCGGTTGGTGCCGAAGGGACGAGGACCGTGGCCAAGTTTCGTCGCCGGGGCGATTGACGCCTTGAAGGTCGACGGACTTTCATCGGTAATCGACTGGCGACTGGAGAAGATGCTCTATTATTGCGAACTCTACAACGGCACCGGCTACGACATGCGAAGTCGACCGTCGCCCTACGTGTGGGCGCTGACGAATATCCAAAAGCCAGGCAAATTCCGTGAGAACGAGCGTGGCTCGTGGTTCGACTCGAGTGAGTGGGACATTCAGCCCGGTTGCGCACCGATCATCTGGGAGTTGAGCCACGTTGATCCATCGGTGAAAGCGGCGACGTATATGACGCGGGAGACCTAGCATGTATGTGTTGAAGATCGAAATTCATCCCATTCGAGATGGCGAGGTCGCCTCGGGTACGGTCCTCGAGCAGCGGCGTCATGGTGAAGGTTGGGCGAATGTTCGAGAGCATATGCTCAATTCGTCCGATATAAGTGGGAAGCGGAATATCGCCCTCCAAGACGATATGCGGCTTATCGTGGGTGGGAAGTCAACCGTTCAGGTTGTTATGGATAAGGCACAGTCGGCAGCCGTCCCGATGGATGTGAAGCCGATTTCGACCCAACATCCACAAGTCAAGAAATATGTGCCTCCGAGACACGAGGACGAAGGGACGAATGACACGGGCGTCCCGCTCGTTGAACAGTCAGCGTATGAGTATGAGATGCTCAAACGCAATGAGATGCTTGCAAAGGTCCGAGCGGAAAACGAACAACGTGCTCGCGAAGCACAGGAACGTGCAGCACGGGAGAAAGCCGAACAAGACGTCTTTAAGGACGTTGTGGTCGACCCCTCGAAGGTCGAGGCTCCAGTGGCGGCTCCGACGCTACCGCCGCTGGTGATGAAACCGGCGTCAATGGGGGTTAAGAAATGAACCTATCGAGTGAAGACGTTCAAAGGTACGTGAGGATCGCGATCTATTGGGCCGCCGGCTTCACAGCAGCTCATGGGGTCACGGTCGATCCGAGCATCTGGAACGCAGCGGTGCCGGTGGCGATGTTCCTCGCGAACTTCGGCTGGTCAGCCTACGGGATGCGTATCAACGCGAAGCTCAACGAGCTCGCAAAGTACGCAGGTGACCCGAGTACGCCGATCCAGGCCATTATTACGACCAATACGCCTGCGGGCGTGGAGTTGGCCAAAAGCACACCGGGTCCGGTAGTCTCGGCTGGCTCGCAGGCAGCGGTCAAAGCAGCGGCGACATAATGTTCGATTGGATTAAATTCGGCATTCTCCTCCTCCAGTTTGCCAATAAGTTGGTAGACTGGGGGAGGCAGCAGCGCGACATCCAAGAGGGCGAGGCAATCGCCCTTCAGGAGGTTGCAAAAGAGGTCCTTCGTAAGTCGGGAGTGAGTCGTGAAATTCTGGACTGGGCTTCTTCTCGCGTCGGCGGCGACCTTGATGACGAGTTGCGAAAACTTGAACCTCGGGAAGGCGCCGGTTCCTAAGTGGGAAGCCGACTCCTACTGTCAGACCTATCAGAAGATCATCCTCGCGCACGGCGATGGAGCGATCCAAGCAACAACCAGTGTAAAGCAGCGTATTCTGGCTAATGAGACGACATACCGCTGCCTGTGCGAGAAGGAAGTAGGTCCGCAATGTCCGACGAAATGAGGCGCGACCATGACAGCGGTCATTCTCCCCTTAGAACCGAGATCAGCCAAGTTAGAAGCGAGGTCACTCGGCTACAAACACTTGTTCTCGACACTGTCGAGCGTCTCGCAGTTCTTGAGACATCTGCACGTTTCGCAGATCAGCAGCGCCAGCTCCTTATCGAGACTACCGGACGAGTTAGTGAGCGACTTGGAGAAATTATCACTACAATTAAAGGTTATGAGCCGCTTGCTCGAGATATCGGAGAGCTTAAGCAACGCGTTAGTAAGCACGATGAAGTTATCATTGACGCCGGTGGACAGATCAAGGGAGCCGCCCGTATCTGGAACCTCGTCTGGGCAGGTCTCGGCTTCCTCGTCGCCACCGCAATGGCTTGGCTAAAGGTACGCGTCGGATGAGCGAGATTCGGCTTGAAGAGTGGCAGACTGCCGAGGTCAAGACGTGTGGTAGTTGTAATCATATGCGGCGCTCAGGCGGCGTTGGCGGTGATTCTTGTGTAGTAAAGCTACCATGTTGGGTGGCGACAAAACAGAGAGATCCAGAGAGCTATAATAATCGTTATACCCACGACACATATACATGCGATCTCTGGACGCCGAAGATGGTAAACGGCGTCGTCGTCACGTTTAGTAAGGTTGTGAAGTGGGCGGCGGACAGTAAATAGGGCAGTTAAGGCGGGTTTCAAGGGCCAGAGTCATGCCAGGTATCGAAATCAACGACGTAGCACGGTATGGTGTCGTTAGGGACACACCGGGATATATGATCCCGCCCGAGGCGTGGACAACCGGCCTCAACGTACAGGTGGTCGATGGCGGCGTGGAGCGAATGGGGGGCTGGACTACGACCTTCGGCACGCCCACGATTGCACCGCATTTCTTGATGCCAGTGAGGACACAGAGTGCTACGTTCTGGCTCTATATGAGCCTAACGAAAGGAGCGGTTTGGGACGGCTCGACGCATACCGATATCACTCGGGCAGTAGGAGGCGATTATGGGGCCTCTGGAACTGAGAATATCAATGGTACGGTGCTTGGAGGAATTCCAATTCTCAATAACGGAACAGATGTTCCGCAATATTGGGCTCCAATCGACGTGGCGCAGAAGCTTCAGGACCTGACAAATTGGACGTCGGGAATGAAGGCGAAGATCCTTCGCGCCTTTGGTCCGTTTCTTGTTGGGTTCAATATCACAAAGGGATCGGATCACTTCCCCCACATGGTTAAGTGGTCGACGGAGGCTGATCCGGGCGCGTTGCCGGTGTCGTGGGACGAGACCGATCAGACGCTTGACGCTGGCGAGAACGAATTGAGCGACGCCAACGCTGGAATTATTGTCGAAGCAATGGCTCTGAACGAGACGATGTTTATTTATAAGGAGAATTCGACGTGGAAGATGCGGTTCGTTGGTGGAAGGTTCATCTTCGACTTCGGCCAAGCCGCATGGCTCCAGACTGGGATACTTGCAGCCCGCTGTGTGGCTGTTACTGGGGATGGCAAGAAACACGTCGTCTGCACACAAGACGATATTATTTGGCACGACGGCAATCGCGTACAGAGTCTTCTTACCGAGAGGCAGAGGCGGAGACTCTTCAACGAACTCGACTCGACGTCGTATGCGACGGCGTTTATGTTCGACAATCCTTTAACGCGACATATCGTGTTTGCATATCCGTCGTCTGGGGCGTCGCAACCCGATAAAGCTCTCGTAATGTATTACGGCGGCGGCGATGATCAGGCGTGGCCTGTCTTCGAGATGGACGGAATCACGTTCCGTAACGCGGCGGTGGGGCCGGTCGAGGGTGCCTCGGACGACGACTGGGAAGCTGACGAACTCGGATGGGAAGATGACGAAGAGCCGTGGTCACGCCTTATCCGACGTCGACTTATCGCCGCTGGGACGGACGAAACAAGCTTCTTTAACATGGACGACGGCTCAACTCGCAATGGAGTCGCGTTTACGGGGACGCTACAACGCATTGGTCTCGCTGTAACGGGGAAGAAGCGAGACGGCTCATGGATCGTCGATTGGGACCAGGAGAAGATGTTCGACGAGCTATGGCCGAAACTTCAGGGGGCAGCTGTAAGTATCCGATACGGGATACAGAACCTCGTGGATGGACCAATCACATGGAATACAGCGACTACATTCTTGCCTGGCACCGATGCTGTGGCATATCCGGGTCCAGTGAGTGGACGCGCAGGCGCCGTCGAATTCTCCAGCGACTCAGCCTTCAGACTCGACGGCTACAAGATCAATGTCATACCCTTGGGGAACTTCTAGATGGCATATCAACCCAGAGAACCACTTTCGATCGAGACAGCTCAGGATCTCCTAGCATATGTCCAGGACGAGTTCAGGAAGATTGCCCAGGAACTGAGCGAGCTCAAGGCCCTGGATCTGCGGGAGGTTCATGTGGAGCCGACTCGGCCGCGCGACGGTATGATCGCGTCGGCTGATGGGACGGATTGGAACCCCGGCTCTGGCGAAGGAGCATATGAGTTCTGGGGTGGTACGTGGCACAAGCTGTAAGGAAGCTTAACGGTGAGGAGTTCGAGCGTTGGTGGCCGGACATCTCGAAGGAACTCGATACGATCCCGCATCTGTGGGAGATTTGGTGGACAAAGGAAGCGTTACATGATTGCGTCCTCGGAGGTTCTCTCCAGTGCTGGATCGCTGGGACTGACGGTGTGGCTGAGCTGGTGGTGTTCACTATGGTCTCTGCCTATCCATCTGGGTCTATACTACGGTCGATACTACTATTCGGGCGCGGAATCGACGAGTATTTGGGGGTCTTAGACGCTACGTTCGAGGACTTCGCGAGGCAAATGGGCGCGAAGGTCATACAGGTTGAGGGGCGACCGGGATGGGAACCTCGACTTAAGAAGTTAGGTTTTGGGCGGCGACAAATCGTGATGTTCAGGGACGTTCTCGAAACGAGGAGACACTAGAATGAGTGGTGGTGGCAGCACTCCGGCGCCTACGCAGACGACGACGTATCAGCTGAGCCCGGAGCAGAGGCAGATTCTCGACACAGCGATGCCGTCGATTAACAAGTTCGGCGCGACTACGCCGGAACGGTATCAGGGCTCGACGATTTCGGGCTTCACGGAACCGCAACTGACGGGACAGGGACTTGCTCTCGACGCCGCGCCTGGACAGGGCGTATTGGCGTCGTCTGCGGCGAGCCTAACGAACTCGCGGCTTGGACAAGATCCGAACTCAATGCGTAACGAAGCGATCAACGCCGCCGTGAGGCCGATTTATGCCAATCTCACGGAGAAGGCGCTCCCGGCGATCCGCTCGGACGCTGTGGGTGGTGGCAACTACGGGTCGAGTCGACAGGGAATCGCCGAAGCTCAGTCGATCCGTGATGCGAACACCGCTGCGGGCGACACGGCGGCGAAGATTTCCTCGCAAATCTACGGGACAGACGTCGATGCCCAGCTCAAGGCGCTTGGTCTGGTTCCGCAGACGCAGCAGAGCCTCTTGGCCCCTGCGACTACTACATCGGGCGTTGGCGATGTTCAGCAGAACATGAACCAACGCCTTCTCGACGAAGTTGTGAGAAACTTCAACTTCGACGTCAACAATACGGGTGAGTTGGCGAAGGCTCAGGAACTCGTTGCGCTGCTTCAGGGTCTTCCGGGCGGCTCGACGGTTGCAACGGGGTCGGTACCGCCGACGAATCCGTATATGCAAGCACTCGGAGGTGCCGGTGCTGGCGCAACTCTAGGATCGGCAATCATGCCGGGTGTTGGAACAGCGGTTGGCGCCCTTGGCGGTGCATTGCTGCCGTTCTTATTCAAGTAGGAGGTGGGAATGGACTGGCTATCTGCACTATTCGGACAGGGGATGGGCTTCGGTGCGCCGGGCGGTATTCCCGACACTACGGGTGGGGCTGTTCCGGGCTCCGCGCCGCCGGTGGCAACCTCACCGACGCCGACGGTGGGGGCTTCGTTGATCGGACCGCCGGAGCCGTATGGGCCACCGGCTCCAGCCCCGACGCCGATGCCGACACCAGCGGAAGCGGGACCGGGGACACCTGGAACGCCATGGGGTCCTGCTCCAGGAATGCCGATGTCGTTGACGCCGGAGTCGGTAACAGCAGGTGCGGGTGCGCTCAATGGTCAGCAGAACCCGAACTTGGCCGCCACGATGAACCGGCTCCAGACCGCTATGCGGGGTGTCTCGGCACCGCCTCGACCTGACGTCGTGAAGCCCTCTACGCCACATGCCCCACAGATCGCGAGGGTACAAGGCGGTTCGCTTCAGGACCTGTTGTCGACGTTGTATAGGCCGCAGGCTCTGCCACCACAGACGCTCGGACAGAACCTGGGAACAGGGAGGTACTAATGGCTGGGATTGGCGACTACTTCGCCCCCATGACCGACGCGCTGCCAGGGCCGACGGTCGTGGATCAGTTCCTGGCAAATCCGCGGAACTCGGCATTCCTGCTCCAAGCTGGGCTCAACATGATGCAGCCTCAGGCGTGGGGCGATAACGGAGTGTCGCAGCTTGGTCGAGCACTCGGTGGCGGAGCTGAGGCCCAGTCGCGTCAAGAGGCGATGGATCAGAAGCAGCAGGAGTCTGAGTCGCGGACGCAGCTTCGCGAAGCTCAGGCTAGTGCGGCTGAAGCTCGTGCAGGAAGGGCGGCGGCGGGTACTGACACAGCGACGGCTCGACTGGCGTTAATGCAGTCGGAGTCGGATCGGAAACGGGAAGCCGCCGCGCAGAGTCTTCGGCTTCGGGCCGGTCTGGGCTATGCCGCGACGGTGCAGAAGATCCAGCAGAGCAATGCGTTCTTGCCGGTAGCGGAGCGGCAGCCGATCCCAACGTTTGACGAGCATCTGAAGTCGATGGGTCTATCCC